TCAATTGTTGGTGTTTTCATTATTACCCTTTGCTATACCCGCTATTTTAGTCGGGTCTACGCTGTTTGTTATATCTCTGTAAACCGCCAGCCATTTTATTAACCAGTCAGGAACATTTACGCCTGCGGCTTTAACATTTTCCAGTATTGACAAATTTTCAGAAGCGATAAAATAGACACATACAACACCGCGAATGACAGGCGGTATACTGTCAGCGCCAAATACGTCAATTGCACCTGTAGCTACAGCTCTGTCAAATTGCGCCGCAACAACAATAACCGCCAGAATTGAAACTTTCCTTAAACCACCAATAAACGCCGTATGTGCTTTTAAGTCTCTGTTAACAAAGGCTTTAATGTACCCTGTTACAATGTCTATTAAAATAGCTATACAAAGCGTCTGGAAAAGGACATCAAACCCGCCAAAAATAGCAGCGGCAACACCTGTTACTGGCGGAATAATCTGTAGTAGAAAAGTGTGTTTCATCTAAGAACCACCTAACCTAAAGTTTACTATACAAGGCTCTAAAGTTAACCCGCCAGGTGTGCCTGTTTTGTCGCATTGTATATACCACGATAAGGCATTAGCAGGCGTAGCCGTTACATTAACGTCTATTTTTTTAGTATAGAATGTACCTGCGGTGTATCCCGCTGTCCATGTTGTAATAGCCCCAACAGAAGTTCCAACACCAGCGGCAAACCTACGTAAAGAAATTTGCCAGTTATTAGACCCGTCAAACGTAGCCGCCTGACTATACCCGACTATACAGCTTTCAACCCAAATAGATAGACTATTTTCAAGTTGAGCTATACCCAGCGGCGTAGCTGCCGTAACTGTAATAGGATAAGTAATACCGGGTTTGTGTGGGATTACCGCCTTAAACAGTTGTGAACTTAGCCACCTGCCGCCGTAGTTAACATCCCAAAAATATTCTATACCGTCTTTGATACATCTAGCTTTGTCAAGAATTGTTGTCGGTAAAGCTGTAACAACCGGGTATGTATTTATAACAGCCTTTAGGTTGTATATGGCGGAGTTTGGTATATTTGTTACAGCCTCGTTAACTGCTATTTCTGCTATAGAGTGTTGCCACCTAACCCCCGCGTTTTGGGTTAAAGTAGGTGCAACTTGAGTTCCTGCGATTGCTGGTGTACCTTGTAGTACCGCTAAAACCGCAGTTCTAGCGGAGTAGTCTATATCGATTATTATTCTGTCAATTCTGTACAAGGTTGCATGCGCTGCGGCTATTGTAAGACTTGTATCTGTTCCATACTGTTCAAAAACTTTACCCTGTACAAAGGCAATACCAGATTTTACGTTTACAACCATGCTGGCAACTGTAGTTTGTTCAACTTTTAGCTCATTACCTTGAAAAGCTACAACGCCGTCTTTCATAGCTTTTAGCATGGTATCAAAATATGTACTACTGTATACCCTATCGCCGCTTACAGCGTCGAAAAATCCATATCTTGTTGACATTAATTATAGCTCACTGACTGATTGCGTTTGGCTAATAAATCTTTTAACGAGGGTAATGGCCTGTCCAAAACTACGGTTGAAGTTGTGGCTGGCGTATCCAGTGTTTTGTTTTGTGTTACACTTATAACCCTGGCGGCTTTTTCTAAATTCCATTCTTTGTTCCTGACAGTCACAAGATAACCTAAATTCCAGTTGTCAGGATATTTAAACCCGCCGTCGTTGTTTATGGTAACTTCAAACGTGTCTGCTAGCGCAGTTTCGGATAATCCCGCTAAACCTCTGGTTGCCATTGCACGAGTATTATCAATGTCTCTGGCGTCTACAAACAATTCACGTCTTAACCAGTTTTCAGGCTCAGTAGTTCCTGCGTATACAGGAACTATTATTCTTGCAACTCCGTCGCCTTTTCCGGCGACTAAGGCATAATTTTTTAGTAGGCTGTTTGAAGACAACCATCGTTGTGTTTTTGCTGTATCCAATTCCACTTGAAACGCCATGTTGCCTGTAACGTCTTCTGTACTGATTATATCTAAAACAAGTCCAGAGCTAGTATACGTAACTTCGTAGCCTATAGCGCCAGCTTTGGCTATATCTTCACAAACTTTGCTTAGTGGTTGGTATCTGGCTTGAATTGATACGTTTAATCCGCGTTGTTGGTCTGGCGCAACAAAAAAACTTGATAGTTTTCTTTTAACATCGGCATTTACGCCTACGTTGTTGTTAACGATATTTTTTAACGCAGTTTCGGCGCTAACCCCTATCTGTTCATCATGCGCCAGACCCGCAGGCGGTAGACAGTTTCTAGCACTAAAAAACCCTTTAATACACTTGCCTGTTACTTCAACAGTGGCAACAAGGGAGTTAGAATAGTCTATTTTTCTGTCAACAGCCTCGATTAGAAAAACCTGACCATCTGGCGCTAAAACGAAGTTATTGTTTACCAGATGTTTCATTACGTTTGTTTGGTAGTCTAGTACAAGCTTAAAATTACCCGCGCTATAGTAGTTTCTAGTCCAAACAAAGCTGCCATAAAGGTCAATGGCAACAACAGGTAAAAAAGAACTGTCCAAAACATAAATGTTATCACTCACTATATACCGCCATATAACCTAACGTATTGAACCAAAGCATGCGCGCCAGGTTCAATTATATTAGCCCCAAACTCCAGATTGTTTGTACCTGGCGAAATAGGAAAAAAATCACTTCTTGACAGGTCTAGTAAGTTAAACCCGTCTGAGACAACGCCAGACCTGTTAACCGTTATAGACTTTTTACCGTATTCAGTTTCTATGACAACAAAGTCGTTTGTATCCAAACTGCCTGTTATCCCTAAAACTTCACCTGTTGTTACGTTTTTAATAAAAGGATAACTACAAGAACCGTAAATAGTTATCTTTGGATAACTATCCGCTGACCCTGTATTCACATGAGCTACAGTTACACTATTTGACGCCATAGTAAAAGGAAATTTTAATTCCTGTACACCAGACTGAAATTTCATGCCGCTGTTTGGACTAGTAAAAACAATGTCGTTTGTATTTTCCCTGAAAAACGGAAAAGGACACAAAAAGTCAATAGAAACAACACAGTAGTTGTCAGAAATGATTTTCATTTCTGGCGACTGCGTTAAAACGGCGTCTATATAGTAATAACCCGCGCCTGTTGGATGAAAAGCTAACTGTACAGGTTCGGTAATGCTAAAGCGGCTGGTGTAAAGTTTTGACAGTAGTTCTTGTCTGTAATCCCATAACTCCGCCGCCGTCGCCGCCGCTATTTCTACATACAAAGTAATTTGACGCGGAGTGTAAGAAGTATTAACTACACTACCGCCTCGTTGACCGGGACTTTGCTTTAACTTTGGGGTTATAGCTAGTTTGTCTATTCCTTTTATCCCGGTTATGGAATACTGAGGTGAAGAAAAATCAATAAGAGTTGCGCTGTTGTAATCCAGAAGATATACATCAATCATACATAGCCTCTGTTACTTCACTTCTTATTGCTTTTCTGGTTTGTATTTCAACTTCGTCAGGCAACAACCCGTAAATGTGTTGAGTTATATTAACTACAGCGCCGTTTCTGGCTTGTGTCTGGTCAACAGGTGTAACTTTTGCGCCTCTAGGTAAATACCCCAGAGTAGGCGACGTTGCCAGGTAATCAACTCCGCCTGCGCTCACAATTTCAGCGCCAGCTTCGCCAAAGATAGCTAAACCGCCGCTAAAAAAATTAGTCCCTGCGGCTAACATAGGAATACGCGGAATAGTCCGGCCAAATATGCCACCTACAATGTTATACCCGTCAATTAATACGTTAACGGCGCTTATCACGCCGTTTATAACACCTTTTATTACGCCTAATGCAGCGTTAAACGCGCCGCCTATAATATCCGCAACTTTTCCTACTGCGTCGCCAATAGTTTTCCAGACAGGGTTAAGCGTAGTTGTAATAAAATCGATGATGGTTTTAAAAATACCTCGTAGTATATCCCAAGCTCCGCCAACAATATTACCTAAACCATCCCATACGCCATTTACTGTGTCCTGTATGTCTTTCCAAGCGGCGCTAAAATCGCCGCGTAAAACGTTAGCAATAGTTTTGAATATACCGCTTATGACAGACCAAACGGTTTCAATTGCGCCTTGTATCGCCTGCCAAACGCCGCTAACAATCTGACCTAAATTTTGAAAGACAACAACCAGCGTTGAAACAATAAAATCCGCCAGCCCCTTCAAAATAGGTAATATGTTTGCTTGTATGTAATTCCATATATCGCTAAACGCAGGAACTATCTTTTCAGTGATAAAACCGGATATTTTAGAAAAGGTTGGAAGTAATCCAGTTGTGATATAATCCATTAAAGCCTGAAAAACAGGTTTTAATGTGTCAACAAGCCAGTTCCAAACAGAAATAACTGCGTCAACCACGTTTTTTACAACGTTTTGAATAGTTGTAAAAGTATTACCAATAAATTTACCGAATTCGTCTACAGTTGGGAGTTTGCCAGACAAACCGTTGACAAGGTCAGTAACCCATTGCACAATTGTTTGTATAATTGGTCCAACCTGCTGACTAATCCACTGAAAAGCCGCTACAATTTGCGGCAATATCATTTGAGCAAATTCCAGAACTTTTGAAACGACAGGCGCTAGCTTGTCCATTAACTCTCTAGTAAAAGAAGCCCACGCTGCGCCTAAGTTGTTTGAAACATTCTGACCTGCGGTTGCGGTTGCGCCGTCAAAGTTGCCTACTTTGTCTTTAGCCGTGTCTAAACCTAGTATAACTTTGCTAGATACGTCTTCCCACTGAGTGCCATACAAAGCAACGCCTAAATTATTCTGCGCCGTTTGGTCTGTCATGTTGCGGAGTTTTTCATTAACCATTTCCATAGCGTCTTTACCGCTAATAGCGCCAGACGCTAACTTCTGGTTAAAATCATCCGTGTCAATCCCTAAAGTTTTTAAGGCGTCGCTGGTTGTTGTTGACCCGTCTCTTATGCGAATGTTGAATTCCTTAACAGCGTCAGCAACCTTGTCAGCGTTAAACGCGCCGTTATCCAACCCGGATATAAGAATATTAGTAAAGTCTTTGGCACTATACCCCATAGTGCCAAATTGAACAGAGTATTCATTAAAAGTATCTAGTAAATCCCCTGCCTTGTCTCCGCCTAATTGAAAACCTCTGGTTACAAGGTCTAACGCCTGAGTTCCTGTTATACCAAAATTTTTAGCCATTGTTGACGCCGCTTTCATACTTTCCGGCGTATCAACCCCAAAAATTTGTTTTATTATTAGGCTTTGCTCTGTCAAATTTTGCAGGTCTGTATCATTTAAGTCTGAAAACTGGCGCTTAACGTCTATTAAAGCGTCGCTAACTTCGTTAAGGTCTTCACCCCAACCTTTTTTAAAAACGTTTTTAGACACGTCAGCTAATTTTTTAGCGTCTTCGCCTGTCAACCCCAACTTAGCTTGTAAGTTGCCTATACTGTTCATGCTTTGGTCAACGGCGTTAATCATGCCTTTTCCAAAGTCAGCCGCCATGCCCAAAGCCGCTCCGCCAGCAAAAAATGAAAAACCAGACTTAAAAGCGTTGGCTATAACTCCGCCAGACTTTTCAGCGTCTTTTCCCATTTGGTCAAAGGTTTTTCCAATATCATCGCCAGCTTTGTCTAAACCTGCCTCTGTATCCTGCGCTGTTTTTTCAACCTCTGCTAACTCTTTTTTGGCGGCGGTTGCGTCGCCGATTACCTCAATTTTTACTGTTCTTGTGCCCATATTCGCCTAATAAAATAGGCGCAGGTCTTAACCTTGCGCCTCTTGTACTTTCTTTATGTAGTTCAAACAGGTTAAATATTCGTCTGTTCTTAATTTCCAGTAATCATGCGGCGATATGTGATAAAACCTCATAAAAACAGGTAAGTTAGACAGCAACAGCTGTCTTACTGCGCCGCGCCGCCAAATATCTTTTTTAGGGTATCTTTAACCTCTGCAACATTGCTAATCTTTACGTTTCTGGCGTCTTCGTATGTAAATTTAGGATTACTACGCCGTGTAATTAGCCAGGTCATAGCAACCAGCAACTTAACAGGCGGGTTTGACAGGTTGATTGTTTTTAACGATGTACCTAAAACGTCTTCTAAGTCTGCCAACTCGCCTAAAGTCAATTCATCTAAGTTAAATGTAATTGTTTCGTCTGCCATGTTGTAACCTTTATGGAAAAGCTTCTTTTAATAATTCACCTATCATAAGACTGTAAAACGCAAGAATTTCATCTCGTTTTTCTCTTATAGTAGGATGTAGAAAATACCCTGCGTCTTCGCCGTTGCCACGCCAGATAGGAAACTGCGTTGTGTGTCCACCTGCGGCGGTTTTACGCAACTGCATTGAACCAAACTCATAGCCAGCGGCATGCGGCGCTTTTGCGCCGCCTAAGCTCACTATAGCCGCTTTTGCCTGACGGAGTGCTTTAATACTGTTTACAACAGCGCCGCCAGGTTTGACAGCGGGTTTACCGCCTCTGGAAATAGCTGCGCCTGCCTTTGTTTTTGCCGCTGGTGTAATTAATTCGTTAACCAGTGTCCAGTTAATTTCTTTTAATTCAGCGTCAAAAGATGCGTCTATCTTTTTTAATTCACGGCGAAGTTGTTTTAATCCGTCAACCCTTAACCCTGGCGTAGACATTACGGTGTAACGTCGGTTGTTCTGTATTCCAGAGTTATTAACGGGTTTGTTCCATTGTAAAGACCCTTGAATTTAAGCGGAAATTGCACTACACCAGCGCCGTCAACGGTTGGCGGGTCGCCAGTAAATTCAATAAGCGGAATAGTAACAACTATCTTAAACGGGTTAGACTGACCCGCGTCAATTTCTCCGTAACTAAAAGTCAGAACTAGTTGCGCGGTAGTGCCATTCCGCAGGCTAGTGTGATTTGTTAATCCTTCAAACTCGCAGTCTAAAGAACCTGTTATACCAAGCTCACCAGACGCCAGAGGTTCGCGTTTGACATTACCTAAACCACGCCTGTCAACTGCTAAGTTGTTTTCACCCTTAACACTTATGCCTTTGACAAAGTAAGTTGACCCACCTACAGTTACAGACCCGTCAACGAATGTCAGTAAAGCACCTGGCGAGGCTGAATAACTAGCGGCGGTTAATACCTGCGCTGTATCCTCTGTCTTAAAATCGTTTGACAGAGACAACATTAAAATATCATCAAGTTTAGCGGATAATTCCCATGAATTTATTTTACCGCCAGGATACGAAAAAGGTACAACAACGCCTGTCAAAGCTTCGGGTCTGCCAACTTGCCAGCTTAACGACTTACCTTTTAGACCATTAGGGTCAGGTGTAAATGTGTGAACTTTTTCCAGTGGTTTAGGCGCACCTGGCGAAGTTGTACTAACAGCACCAAACATGTGCTTAAATAGCAAACCAAAACCTGTTGTTGCTACTCCAAAAGTAACTTCGCCTTTTGCCTGTTTTACATAAGTTCTAACCCGGTTACTGCGTTGAAACCTAAAACTTCTAACGTTTTTACCGTAAATTTTGCCTAAGTCAAGCGTTATTTTTTCGCTTACAAACTCATAAAAAAGAGTTGGCGCAACATATGTTCCATAGGTTACTTCTTCAGCAACGCCTAACTGACTATCTATTCCTGTACCTGTCGCCATTTATTATGTATTCCTTAAACTATCAAAAATTTCAAGTTCAAAATAGAGCGCCGCGCCTCTGGCGTTGCCTGTTTGTCCAACTATCGCTTGGTCAAAATAAGCATTTTTAACCCTTGCAACATTTACAACTCCGCTAATTGACGGGTCTTCTGTTAGCGCCGTTTCTAGCTCCGCAAACACGGCGAATACTTTGTCTCTGGCGGCTTTTGCGGCGGCTTCGCCTGCGCCGTATTCCTGGCAAAAAATCCACCCATTCGCCGTATTTGTTTCTTTACGGCTTTTTCTACCCAAAGCAGCCCACTCAAAGTTAATAAAAGCTCCGCCTAGTTCAATACACGTGTAAGCTGTTGAAGTGTCTGGCGCTGGCGCAGTTGTAACAACAATACCGTTTTCCTGTATATATTCCCTGGCGTCTAAAGCCGCCTTTAACGCGTCATAAACCGCTGGTAATTTAGTTGTTGCTATCATCCTATTACCTGCCGCCTGTATTGAACTAAAACGCTGTCAACGTCTGGTAAACCATAGGGTCTATTGTCGCCATTAGCGACGCTTAATTTATACGTTGACCCGCCTATGTCATATGACAAAGCTCTGCTTGGTAAGTTAGACGGAATTATTTTTGACAGGAGAATTTTTAATCCAGTTCTTTTAATTTCAAGCGGCGGAGTTGTATATCCGTATTCGTAGCCAACCCTAAACATACCAGAGGGAAAAAACCCATAAATAACGCCGTCGCCGTCAACCTTGTAGTTGCTGGTTGCCTGCGAAGACCACGCGCCATTTACCCAAAAATCTATGCTGCGTAGTTTGGTTATTTTATTATCGGTTAAAACAATAAAGTCAACCTCTGTATTCAAATAACCATACAGAAGTTTATACGCAGGAACAAAACTAACCCCGCAATACTCGCCTATTTCTTTTAATATTTCAGACCTGGCGGCGGTTATTACAGCGTCAGGGTATGTTGTTGCGTTAGTTAGCTGTTTTTGGTCAAAGTTTCTAGCCTCTGTCAAAAGAAATAGCCAAGCGCCGATAATTTCAACGCGGGTTTGCGCCGTCGCCGGTTGACCCGAATAGGTAAAAGACCATGTTAAAACTAGTGTATCCAGTTGCGCAGTTTGCGCCGCTGTCAAAGTATACTGACCATTAACGGCGCTGGCGTCTGTAACTACGGTTGACCCGTCTATCCTATTTATTGTAACTGTCGCCGCTGTCAAATTAGCGGCGGCGTCTGTTGTTTCCAGCTTAACAAGCGCAGGCGAATTTATTAAAACGTGACAATCGCCGCTGTATTCCATTTAAGCCTCTGTTTTCTTGCGCTTTTTATCTTCTATGACAGGGTTGCTTGTTATTTCGTTGCCGTCTTTGTCACATTCTATAGCTCTGTAGCCGTCTGCCCATTTAACGCCGTCTTCGTCAGTCATTTCTACTATTTGTCCTGGCGCGTAAGACCAATTAGACGACGCAACGCCTTGTAAAAATTTAATAAGCATGTTTTCTCCGCAAAATAAAAGGCGGCGATAAAAACCGCCGCCCTTGTTAACCCGCTATTATGTAGCGGAGTTAGCATACCATTTAATAGCTTTACTGTCTGTCAGGTTGCCGTCGCCCCTGGCGAAGCCGATAAAACCAACCTGGAAATATTCGGCGTATCTTTCACGCAGTTGCATAATAGGCATGCCTGTTACGTTACGGAAAACATACTTAGTGAAATCGCCAAAGAACAAAGATTTAGCATTTGCAGCCATAGTAGCAACTTCCGGGTTTGATAGCAGAGGAAAACCAAGAAGCGTATCAGGTTGGCCTGCGGCTACAGCGGGTTGCCACAAAGGTCGAAGATGACCATCCTGCAATTTGCGAATAGCCGCAATAGTAGCGTTAGCCGCCATAAAAGACCCGTAGACCCTGTATGCAGGGTCTACGGAGTAAACAAGGTCAACCAAATCATCATAAATAATGCTAGCTGTTTGACCCGTTGCGCCAGTTTTACCAACAGAACCCGCCGCCGCAATACCTGTCGGCTGACTTGACCCTGTACCTGTTGTAAGATACTGGTTGATAATTCTGCCAAGTCTTTCTGACAAGATTTGACCCAAATAGGCATTAAGGTCAAACGCGCTATCTTGCATCAAAGTTAAAGGTACAAGCACCAACTTGCTGGAAAAAATGTACCCCCTCAACGCAACGTTACCAAATGTTACATCCTGCGAAGCAACCGCCGTGTTTTCTGCAATCAACTCGCCTTTATTAGCAGTATCATCTACTGTAGGATGGTTGATAGTATCGCCGCCTGCGGTGTTAAGTGTTGTTACTGCCTGTAGCATAGAGCTATAGAGCTTCATAGATGTTGTAATCTGGCTTGCCATAGTCGGTTCAACCAGATATCCGCCTGCGCTGTTAGTACCTACAGACTGAGCGCGACTTTGTAAAATCTGGCGCTGTTCACCAGACAGAGACAAAGCGCCGCCTTTTAGCCATGCGTTAAAAGCATCCCTATATTCTTTGTCATTCTGGTTAGCGTCAACAACCTGAATAGCACTATTAACCTGCGCCAGTAGCGACGGGTCAACATTAAGCGCAGACAAATCACGGCTTCGTTTTTCAGCGTCTTCAAAGCGGCGCTTCTGTTCTGTAGCTTCGTCAAAGGCAGCTTCTAGCTTCTGGTATTTGGCAGTTTCCTCTGCGGTAAAGCCGCCGTCGTTGCGTTTTTCCGCTTCTGTCAACATATCCTGCATTTCTTTATGCAGTTTTACGCGCAAGTCAATAATTTTCTGAATGTCAACCATTGTTAATTAAATTCTCCGTTAAATTTTGTTATTAAGGTCTAAACGCTTGCGTTTCAACTCAAAGCTGACAGGTGTTATTGACCCGGCAGAAACAAGCGACTTTCCAGTTTCAAAACATCTAAGCGCCGCGTCTGTATCTGGATACGCCGGTATAGTTACAACAGATACATCATAAAGTTTGACGTCTAACAGGGTTCTAATATAGTTGCCATTAGCGTCAGTTTCCCAAAAATCATTCCTAGTTTCAAAAACAAAAGACATTTGACTAACGTCGCCGCGTCGCATACTAATTTCTAGGTCTCTAGCGTAGCTAGTAGGCGCTAGTGTAGCCTCTGCTAATAGTCCTATACTGTCTTCTGACAGGGTTAAAGTACCTGACTTTGTTCTCGCCAGGATTTTAGACGGGTCATGGTTAATTGTGAAGATAATATCATCTTCACGTATTGACTTAGCAAAAGCCCCTGGCGCTATTTGTTCAATAAAATAGCCTAAATCATTGCTGCGCCTGTTAAACGGCGCAGCATGTCCAACAAAAATTAAATCGCCGCTATCAGAAGCGGCGCGTAACTCCGTTGAAAATGTATATAGCCGCTTTTCAGGCGTTTGTATTCTGGTTGGCATTATCAGTATTCCCTAATGTACCCATATTTAGAGGTTGAATGTAAGCGTCGCCGCCGCTAACAGGGTCTAAGTCTTCTTTTTCTCTTATTTCGTTGACAGACAACCAGCCACTATCATGCGCCGTCTTATACGCGGTATACCTGGCGGCGCTATTACTCCTTAAAAACCCTTCAACATTATGTTTAACATAGTGATTAAGCGGTAAAAGGTCTGTATCATCTGTTAGTTCTTCTTCAACGCGTATTAAAGTTGGTAGCAAACCATAATTAAGCCATGCTAAATTCTGTTCTGCTATACCAGAACCCCATGAACTCGAAACTTCAACAGCGCCGATTAAATGAGGCGGAACTTTGAACCATCTGGCAACCTCTACAACCTGAAAACGGCGTGTTTCTAGAAATTGCGTATCCTCTGGCGGTAGTCCTACCTCATGCCACTTAGCGCCATTATCCAGAATAGCGGGTTTGTGACTATTCATCAAACCGCCATGCCTAAGTTGCCATTGCTTAGCAAGCGCCGCCGCTTCGTCTATCTTTAGTTTTCCAGTAACTTCAATTACACCTGACAGGCTAGTACCGTTGCTGAAAACTTTAGCGCCGTATTTCTCCGCCGCCAGGGTTAAACCTAAAGACTGTTTAGCCAGAGTTACAACAGACAAACCAGTAACGCCGTTTAAGCCGTAATAAGGGATATGCAAAATATCCCTCATAGTGTATTCGTCTTTATTGTCAACTAAATAGAGTTTCTTTAGCTGACTATCCAGACCTTTAACAACTACTCTGTCAGGTCTTAAAGGCCAAAGCGCCGCAACTGCGCCTGTATTATCCCGTATTTTTAAGGCGTATGCATTACCCCACGTCAGTAAGTTACCTATCATAGTTTCCCAAAACACCTGTTTAGACATTGACGGGTTTGGCCTGCCCCATAAAAACCTGTTGCCTGCGGTTTTTATTTTGGCTTTTGAACCGTCTGGCGCTTCGCGAAATACTTGCAACGGCAAACTACCAACAACGCCAGCAATTAGACTAACAGCGTTGTAGACTGCACTGACAGTATGCGAGTTTTCAGGAGTTATTGTTATACCCGCGTCAGTAGTGTAGCCGCCTACATAGTCAGCAACGCTTGTACCTGTCAACGGCGTTGAAGGGTCTTCTAAACTACGTCTTTGAAGATGGTCTAATAGCGACATTTTTAATGTATTTCCAGTTTGTTACTATAACCAGCGCCAGACCTGGCAGAATTAAAAGAATAGGAGAAATAAAAACCAATCCAGCGCAGATTAAAGCAATACCTAACAATTCGTAAAGGTCAAGCGGCGTCAGTTGTTTCATCTATAATTAAATTCCCGTTATTGTCAAACACAAAAATAGACGGCGCGTTACTTTCCTCTGTCTCAATCTTTTTTGTTGCCAGCGCCGCAACCATAGCGCATGCTATAGCGGCATCCATTTTACTTTTAGCCTTTTTCTTGACAAGCCGCCATGCACCGTTGCCTAAACCTGTTTGTTCTGCGGCGGCGTTTCTTATGTGTCTGGCGAAGTCTTTAGCGCCGTTGTGTCTTAGTTTATCCTGAATACATAAATCATAAAGAGTTTGCGACGCAGGCGACATTCTACCTGTTGTTTGCGGAAATTCAAGCATGGGTAAACCGTCAACCTCTAGCTTTTGAGCAAGCCAGGAAATAAACGCAGGGTCATAAGCTATATATTCTAGCTCTGGAAAGTCTGTGTATAAGTCTCTTAAGTAATTTTCCAACTCCGCCAGAGGCATGCGCCAGTCTTCATCAAATTTTCCGCTAACAGCGTCAAAAGGTCTTTCCCAGATTTTAGCAACTACCGCCAGGTTTTCACCTTGCCACTGTCCAACAACAACCGCTGTACTATCGTTGCGTGTTGCGGCGTCAACCGCAACCCATGTTTTTAATTCAGTATCTAGAGTTATATTCGGGTCAGCTAACTTTTCCCAAACACCAGACGGCAACCATAGGTTTTCAACCTCTGTCCACTGGTTTAGAAAATAACGTCTAAATACCGCTTCTGGTTTTCTTAATTCAGCTTCTAAACGCTGTTTAGTTAGTGTTACCCCATAGGACGGGTTAGCCTGACGCCATGTTTCTTCGCTTCTGTAATCAGCGTTTTCTGACAGAGGTTCAAACCAGCGGAAAAAGAACCGCCTGTCAATAACTTCGCCGCTATCAACCTTTTTGCCGTAATCGTATAACTCGTAACAGATACTCTCTCTGTCATAGCCTGCGGTTGTTATACCAATAACCATCGGCTGGCGGCGGCTAATAGTGCCATTTGTCAGAACATTAAAAACTGACCTGCCTTTTACCCCCTGCCACTCATGCAATTCGTCAAGAATGGCGGCGCTAACATTTAACCCGTCGTTAGTGCCTACAGCGGCGGCAACCCTGCGGATTTTTCCGCCAGTTGCCAGACGACTAATTATTTCCTTGTCATACCTGTCTGTTATTTGCGACAGAGTAGGCGACAATTCAGCCATTTTACGCGCTGCGCCATAAACTAAACCAGCCTGTTCTTCACTACCCGCGCCTATGATAACTAGCGGGTCTTTTTCTCCGTCAGCTAACAGGAAATACAGCGCCAGCGCAGCGGATAATTCAGACTTTCCATTTTTCTTTGGCGTTCCAACCAGCGCCATAGAATACTGGCGCTGGTTTGTTGAAGGGTCTATGACAAACAGGTCATTTATTAACTTTTTTTGCCAGGGCAATAACTTAAACGGTTTGCCTTGAAAATCGCCAGAGACAAAAACACAGTGTTTTTCAATAAAAGCAATAACCCGGTTGCCTTGCGTCAACCGTTTCATTCGTCTAACTCCGCAGGCGGCATGCTGGTTATATCGCTTAACAACTCCGCCGCCGCCTTTTTGACAGAAGATACAGCTAACCCTAATTGCGCCCTGGCTGTAGGCGTTAAACCTAACTGCTTTTCAATTGCTGACAAGGCAGTTTCAACCGCTTGTCTTCGTCTGGCAAGCGGGTTTAGAACTTTCTGTCCATTACTGCCTGCAACCAGCAATTCAGCGCCGCTTATGGCGTCGGTTAGTTCAAACCATTCACTAACATACGTTATCCAGCGGATAACGCTAAACCCGTCACTATCAATATCCAGCGCAGAGGATACGCTACTATTCCAGAAATTCCGCCAGACCTGCGCCGCCGCAGGTTTTAATTCCACTGGCGGCGTTAGTTTGTTATCTAAACCTGGCGGCGCTTCGTTTACAACAACTAAGTCATGCGTTTCTCTATTTTGGCGTTTATTACTTGCTTTACGCGGTCTAGCCATGCTGACCCTCATGACACTTTTGACAGAGTGTAATTAAGTTCCTGGCGGAGTTATCGCCGCCTAAATACAGCGGCGTTATATGATGTACTTCTAACCCATTAACGCCGCCGCAGTTTTTACACTTGTTACCATCACGCTGTTTAACCAACGCAGGCAGGTTAAATCTAGCCTGCGCAGGTCTGTACTTTTCCTGGCAAGGTTTACACCTACTGCCTTGTTTTATTGGCTGGCTGCATGACAGGCAAAGTTTTAACATAGTCCTTGCCTCTTTTCTTGTCATGGTCAGCGGCGCAAACAGCGCCGCAGAATAAAAGCTTAAAACCTTTAACCTCTTAGGTTCTTTGAAAAGTTTTCCGCAATGGTAACACCTGTCAATAACCATAACGTTAACTCCATTGAAGCCGCAGGCAGGAATTGAACCCGCAACGGAAGTTTACAAAACATCTGCTTTACCATTAAGCTACAGCGGCATAAATCCAGACCCATAGACAAAGATTACACGCCGCTTTAGGCGCTGGTTAGACCCTTGTTTGTTCTATCGCATGTCTGGATAAACAAAAGCCGCCTTAAAAACAAAGGCGGCTAATTAGTAAAAAATATTTTCACGCTTTTAGTTAAAAGAAAAAATTTTCTTTTGTATTTTTCATTATGTGAAAATCTTTGACAAATTTTTGAAAATTCCCTACAGAAAAAAAGCATGGGGGCGAGGTCATATACACTCAAAAGAGTATAAAACTTTTTACTATCCCCTATGGTATACTTGTGGAATTTTACTTTACGTGTATTTTATTAATAGGGGGTGACACTGGTTGACAGGCTGACTACTAACCGACTAACTACACACCAGGTAAGTCTAGCTATCAACTAGGTTTGCTGGTGTTGTTAGTCCTCTGGTTTGTCAGTGTAACCAGTGTCTATGACAGAGTAGCATACTACCCTGTAACTTACAACTGTTGTCTATGTGCTTAACAGGGTTCTATGTTTGACAGAGTATCAATGTAATACTATTAACTATTCTTTCAAACCTCAGTAAAGAGGTTTGAAAGATAACTTATATAACTTATGTAGTTACTGTATTTAATAACTATCTGCATACCTATTCTTTCAAATCTCTTTAGAAAGATTTGAAAGATAACTTATATAGTTATTAATTAATACCCTTCATACTCTTAGATGGTCTATTGTATTCCTAATTAGTTATTCTTATTCCCGTATTGAACCTAAATACTTTTTGTTCTAAAAACGTACTAAAAAAAATGAGAATAAAATACTATCTACTGTTTTGTAGCAACTACGCTACAGAGGCGTTTAGTATAAGGTTTTACTTATACTTCCCTGTCATAGTATAAGCGGAATAAATATATACATCTAAGAGTATGAAGGGTATGTTTTAGTAACGCGGGTAATTCTGTTTGTTTATTTCCTTCTTAATTTTCCTGACAGTAGCATCATTGTTACAAATAACCAGCGCCGCTATTGCGCCAGGTATCCAGCCTAACACGGTTAGAATAATAACAAGAATGATGTTACCAGCTCCTTTGTTCCAAACCGCCAGAGGCGGCAACAAACAGCATAGCAATACCTGCATACAACTCATTGTTAAAACCTTTCTGTATAGAGGTTAGGTAACACAGTCAGTGGTATTGTAAACTATTTCGTTTAGTATGTAAACTGGTTCTGTACTTATTTACTCCGCCGCTTTTGTTTGTCTTCTCTGGCGTCTAGTGCTTCTTCTAACAATACAATTATTTCGGAGTTCTTGCTCCGCTTGTTTTTCTCAGCTTCTTTTTCAATTCTTTCTGAAACTTCATGCGGCATTCGTAAAGTTGTTTTTACTTCGTCGTCGGTTGGTTTTTCCATTGTTTTCTTAACCCTTATTTTTGATTACATACTAGTACTATTTTAGTACTACAAAAGCTTGTTTTGCCACTTATATGGTGGCATAATAGTATCATACTGACCTTATATTGACACTACAGAAACGGAGGTAACTACTTGTCTAACCGAATGGTTGAAACTGTCGCCAAAGAATACGACAGAACAAACCGCCAAAATCACAATATTGAAAAGACGCTTATTCCTAACAAGCAAACTGAGATACCTGTATACAGGTATCGAGATGCTTTGAATTATGCTCACCAAAACGGATTGATAGGGTTTGAAACGGCGCTTGTTATTGAGTTATGCGACGTTGCCGCTAATTATTACGTTGCCAGAGCAACCGCCTATTTTGCAGACGGCACAAAGTTTGACGGAATAGGCGACGCTAACCCGGAAAACGTAAACAGTAAGATAGTCAGGCATTTACCGCGAATGGCAGAAACAAGGGCTAAAGCCAGAGCTTTAGGCGACGCGTTAAATCTTGACGCTAACTTCGCTGACGAATTTGGCGGCGAAGACGAAGTTACGCCAGCAAAGGCAACCAGCCCTGTCAAAGAAGTTAAGAAAGAAACTTACCAGTGTGAAAACTGCGGAGTTGAAATAACTGACAGCTCCAAATATACAGCGGCGCAAAAGGCGGAGTTTAGCCGCCAGAAAAACAACGGCGCAGTTCTGTGTTACACATGCGGTAGATAACTGTAGCAACCCTGTATCCTTTATTGTATAATAGAACAACAGTTCTGAAAGAGATTAAATTATGTTTACAGCTATGGCAGACGCATTGTTAAAAGCGGCAATTGGTAATAGGTGGAATTTTTCTAACCAGACAGTTAATGACATTTTTGCTGTACTGCGTGAACGCCGTCACTATTGCATACCCGGCAAATACACTTACACGGTTGACTACTGCGGCAACCACTTCAAAAAAGGTCTTTATTTGGGCAAACCAACCAGCAACATTGCATAACAAACAGGCTGTCAAGCGCCAACTTGACAGCCTTTGTAACTCTTTTGGAGTTCTCTATTATGACTATACTCAATACTACTCTAGACCCGCAAAAGTTACAAGAATTAGAGGCGGCGCAAGAAGCATTACACCAGTTTAGTGATAATCAAGGGGTAGGCAGGTATAAAAAATATGCTATTGACAGGTTTGTAAAAGCTACACTCGCAGTAGACCCTGACGAAGACGAAGCAAGCACTAGAGAAATAGCTAAAATGCTATCTGGTGGCGACGGAGAAAATAACCAGTTTACAACTAGTCTGGATACTTCGCAGGAAATAATAAGAAAAACCAGCGGCGATAGTTATCTAGAAATAGAAAATGTTGCCTCTGCGTTACAAACTGATTTGACAGGTGAAAAAGTCAATAAAGAACTACCTGTCAGTGTTTCTTATCTTGATAAGTTGAATTACCTGGCAGAAAATGACAGGTTAAACAACTTTTTAGGGTTTTTTGATTATTTAGAGGCGTCTAAAGATACTTCTTTGCAGTATCAACAAGAAGTTACCAGAGAAAAATGTGAAGGGGATATAGTAACAGCGGCGGTTATTAAAACGATTATTCACGGGTTTAACTACACTCGTTTTTACCTGAAAAAAGAACACAAGGCGGATAGCTACCGCTTAAACGTCTTCGGTATAGTTGAAGCTATTTCACCAGACGAAGACGAAAACCGCCAGGGTGAAAGAAAACCTTTTCCGGTTGAAGACTACACCGTCTATTCTTTTTCGGGGTATTTACAGGCGTTGTTTCCAGAATTGGATATACCAGACAGCGCCAGGGTAAAAAGGCTGTCATGGTTGTTGACAGAAAAACTAGACCCTGACGAAGTAGTAAATATTGCTTTTGCTGGTTGTGTACAGTTGCGCAGTTTAGTACCTGCGATCATGACCCTTTACGGCGACATTGTTAGATGTACCCTGTTTGGCAGGCACAAACAACCAGAGCTAAAGCCGTCTTTACCTGGCGACGCAGGCAGACCCGCCAGAGGCGCAAATATAGAAGACATGCGCCAGCGAATGTTAAACGTCGCTGGTGTAATAACCAACTATAACCACATTGCAGGCGGGTTCGGTAAACGCGTTGCTGACGTTGCTAAGTTGTTAAAAGACGCTGGTTACACGTCTTCTAAAGTAGGCAGGAAAAAACATGCTTAATCCAGTTAAAGCCGCTAAAGAAGCGGCGCAGGCGGCGCATGTCAGGCTGTTTAACAACCCGTATGATTTAGAGGCCATGAAAGAACTTGACGCCGCTTTGAAAGAATGGGAAGAAGCTTTTAAGCCTGCGCAGTTAGACGAAATAACATTAAGCGCCGCCAGGGTTGTAGACAGGGTTAAAAAGTGCTATATGCAGGGTCATTCGCTTGACAGGCACAAAGACGGAATAATTACAGACCTGTCAAAGCTGTTTAACACGCTTGTTAGTACTCTAGACACATTTGGCTTTACGACAGGTGAAACGCTACAGGAAAACGTTGAAAAACTGGCTGCTAGACATCCTGGCGGGTTTTCAACCGAAAACGACATTAACAGAAAAGAGGGTTTTAACTAATGTTCCTTCACTATATGCGTCTTCTAACTGGATTGATTGACGCATTTTCAAAACAAGCGCCAGCGCAAACCATAGTAGACATGGTTAAGTTTTGGGCTAACGATTTAGACGACGTTGACGCGTTTTTAGAGGTTGCGGGGTGGTTGACAGGCGAATTTAAGGACATTTTGCCAGGTATAGCGCCGCCTACTTCTGACGAAGCTAAACGCATATTTGACGCCGCTGGCGGCGATACTAAGCTTATACAGGCAACGCTAGAATTGATTAAATGGCGTCGGGATAACAACAAATCTACTTCTGATAAGTTTATCGGTATGTTAATCAACATGCTACGCAAGGATGATAAGGCGGAGTTGTTGAGAAAAGGTCAGCAAATACGCCGCCGCAGGTTAAACCCTGGCGAAATTCCGCCGCAAAATGTAACACCTATCAGACCAGCGGCGAAGCCTGCGCCGCAACCAGCCAAACCAGCCGCCAAACCAGCGGCGAAGCCTACACCTAAACCCGCCTCACCTGCGCCAATACCTGACCCTATGGCGGCGTTACAAGCGGCTTTAGGCGGGTCTAACGTAGACTTAGAAGCATCACAAGCGGCGCTTGTTAAGAGGTTACAACCGCCTGTCATACCTGACGATATTCCAGAGTAAACATACCAGAGTAAAGACCCGGTTAACCGGGTCTTTTTAATTACGAATAAAAGGATACAACAATGAACCGCAATAATTGGATTGTTATTCAGGCAGGAAAAGAAACGCCATTAGGCGAAACTCCGCAGCATAGGTGCAAAAAGCATGGCTAAAAACGAGGTACTAGAAACTTTTCTAAAGTTGCTCCGCAACAACCAGACAAAGACAGCATTTATAGAACTGTCGCCGCCAGAAATGGCGGAAATTCTAGCGGCGTTTGACAGGCTAGAAAAACTGGAAAACTTGTTAACAACTACTTTTATTGAACCCCTGCGGAAATAAGGGATATAAATGTTTGACAGTAAAACACTAAACGACATGCGCCGCGCCTTAGTCAGCGGCGCTTCTGTTACTCTGGAGACTGCCCAGATTTACGCGTTTCTAAATCTGGTAGACAGTTTTAATGAACTGCAAAATAAAAACGCGATGCTTGAAAAGCAGTTAGAAAACTGTTCAAAACACCTGGCTAAATTACTACCATGACAGCAATCGAAACTAAACGGCGTGTTAGAAACGCTAAACAACGCGGCAGACGTTGGGAATATGCCATAGCTGAAAAGTTAGGCGGCGATAGACACATATTAAGCAAAGGCGGCGACGTAGAAACGCCTGAATTGCTTATAGAGTGCAAATATCGCAACGACGCAGATGGTCTAAAACTGGTTAAGAACTGGATTGAAAAGGCCAAAGAAGACGCCGCTAAACTAGATAAGCTCTGGTTGCTGGCGCTTAACTTTGGCGACGGGTCAGGCGGCTATATTGTTATGCCTGTTGATATGTTTGTTGAACTGGCGGAAAAGGCGGCAAACTGTGCTTAGGGTTGAATACAAAAGTATTTTTGATACAGACTGTGAAGCTGTTGTAAATCCAGTGAATTGTTATGGTATCTCTGGCGCAGGTCTGGCGGCGCAGTTTAAGAGACATTTTTATTACTTAGACAGCGTGTATGTTGAGGCGTGTAGTTCTAAAAAACTACTAGTTAACGATGTATTGCCTGTCAAAAACACGGGTGAACAATACCCTAATATTAGATATGTTATCTACTTTCCTACTAAAAACCACTGGAAAGAACCTGCAAAGTATAGCTACGTAGACGCCGGGTTAAGGCAACTAGAACAAACCATAAAAACACTTGAAATAAAGTCTATTGCTTTACCCATGTTAGGCGCTGGTTTAGGCGGGTTAGACCCTCGAATAATCAGAGAATATATTTACAACTTTGCTTTTAGGGTTAAAGACTTTTGCACCGTTAAGCTGTATATAGTAGGCAAAAACAATGTTTGACGTGTTTTTGACAGAAGACGAAGAAAGTCAATGTCTTGCGTGGGCAATCGCCATAAACGAACATAAGGCGGCGTTAAACAAACCTGGCAGGTTTAGAGGCGTTAACGAATTAGAAGCCAGAGTGATAGGAATTAGAGCTGAATTAGCGGTTGCTAAAGCTCTGGAAATTCCCTTTAATGTTGAAATTTTTGACGGCGGCGACGGCGGCATTGATTTAACTTTACCTGCGCCGCTGTCATTCGGGTCAACAGTTCAAGTCAAGCACAGAAATAGACGTGAAACTGACTTAGCTACAAACGGTTTGAATTTTCATCGCGAATTAAAAGCTGACCTATATGTTTTGACCTGGCGAAGCGAAGACGGAGCTATAACGCTGGTTGGCTGGTGTACAAAAGAAGACTTTATTAAACGGATTATAGAAAAGCCGCCAGCCAGGTTGTTAGGACTTAAATATGAGATTAGATGGAAAGATTTAAGACCGATAAATGAACTACTCGCAATGACCCGGTTAACCGGGTCTTTTTAGTTACGGAGTAAAACATGGCTAAAATTGCATTTGTCGGTAAACAAAAATCTGGTAAATCCACGCTGGCGGCGCAGTTAGCGCCGTCTCTTAATGCTACGGTGGTTAGCTTTGCACAACCGTTAAAAGACGGTTTACGAATTATGGGAATTGAAGTTGACGGCTATAACAAAGACAGGCAGGCATTACAAGAATTCGCCGCCAGTTTTCGACAACGCAACCCTAACCACTGGATTGACTTACTAGAAAAACGTAATGACTTTGATATTAAGTTTGGCAGCTTGATTATTGATGATATGCGTTTTCTTAACGAGATGTCATGGGCTAAATCAAAGGGGTTCTTAATTGTTAAGTTGGAAGTTTCCCCAGAAACCCAACTAGCCAGAGGCGCAAGCGGCGATTTAAGCCACGCCAGCGAAATTGACCTGGACATGTTACCTGACAGTGTTTTTGACCTTGTACTACACGAAAATACAACAGTCAGTCAGCGGGTTTACGCCGTTTTACAACTAACTAAAGAGGCTAAATATGTTTGATTTTTCCGAAATAAAAGGCCAAGAACACGCTAAACGCGCCGTTGAAATAGCCGCCGCTGGCAACCATAACATAATTTTGACAGGCAACGCAGGCAACGGTAAAACCACTTTAGCCATGTCTGGCGCTGGTTTGGTTGCGCCAGACCTTAACCAAATTACTGCTATAACCCCTATAAGCGAAATAGACGACTATGAACACGCAGTCAGGAACATTAAAGACAAGCGGGTTATTTTAATAGACGACTTGCATCTTATTCCAGATAAAATACTTGACTTTTTAAGCTGCTATTTGCCTCTATACGCTGGTTGGGTCATTGCAACCGCCGCTAGTTGTGACTGCGGCAACGCAGGCAGCTATAGCCGCCAGTGTACTTGTACAGAGCCAGAAAGACGCCATTTTAACAACCGCCTGCGGCGCGTGAACCGTTGGTTTTCTATGGAAGTGGTATTACCGGAAATAGTGTTTTACAAGCTGGTTGACGCTAAACAAGGCGAAACAACCGAAATTATCTCTAAACGTGTTGACACGGTTTTATTGCGGCGAAAATTCAACCAGAACTTGGCGGCACTGGTTGCAAACCTACACGCTGACGCTGAAAAACTACTAAAACAGGCTACAAACCAAATGGCGTTAAGCGCCAGGTCTTTTAATAATACCCTGGCGATTGCTAAGACTATTTCTTACCTGTCAAATTCAGACACTATAACAGCGCCGTTTTTAGCAGAGGCTATACAGTATAGAAATAAGGAAATTTAGAAATGGAGAAAAACGACGTTATAGGCGTGATTATCGCCTTTATTTTGCTGGTTGTTATCCCTAACCTTTATTTTGTATGGAAAAGGCGGCGTGAAGGGTGGTAACATACGAATTTACAGATAAGTTGCGCCGCTTCTTTCCTGCGGCGCAAACTTTAGCACTCGACATAGAAACAACCGGGTTAAATTTTTGGTCTGACAAAGTAACTTGTATAAGCCTGTCAGACGGTTCAACTAGCGTTGTTATTGACCTGCGCAATTTAGACCCTGTATTTGTTAAAACTTGGCTAAAGTTACACGTCTATGACAGAGGCGTTATAGTACACGACGGCGCTTTTGATTTTACTTTCTTAAATCAAGTATTTGAGTGTGGTTATCCTAAAAGCTACCATGACACAATGTTAGCAGAGCAATTGTTAATAGCTGGTGCTGACAGGTCTGTTAGTGTTAGTTTGAAGGATGTAGCATTGCGCAGGCTGGCGGTAGTTTTAACCAAAGACGAAGAAGTTAGAACCGGGTTTGTTTTTGGTGTTATTTGGTCAGAAGACCAAATTAAATATAGTGCAAACGATGTAGCGTATCTTCACAGAATAGCCAACCAGCAAATTACAGAGATTGAAAATCTTTATTTGTTAAGTGTCTGGCAAATTGAAAATAAATGCTTGCCTGTTTTCTGTGACATTCGCCGGTATGGAATACAGCTTGACAGCGATAGATTAAAATCTTTACTTAATAAAACCGCAGACACTTTGACAGAGGTTAAGTCTAAATTAGAGGCGGTTTTAACGCCGCAGGTGGTCAAAAGCTGGCAAGGCCAAAACGATAAAATAGTTTCTGAATTGCAAGAATGGGAAAACGCCGGCGCCGCGATTGAAACGGATAAAACAGCGGAGTGGTATAGCTGTTGTCAACAACCAACATATCAAGAAGCGTTAGTTTATTTATTTAATTTAGACCTGGCGCAAACTAAAGACAACTTTTTTGATATAACGCCTGACAAAGACGGCAAACCAAAAGGGCTAAAAAGGTTTATCAGACGTTTTATGCAGGCGTATAGAAAAGGCAACCCAAAACCTGCGGCGAAGTTAATAGACCTGTCAGAAGTAATAAACCTGCGTAGCAACCAGCAACTTAAACAAGCCACTGAGAACTACTTCAAAGAATACAACCAGCGACACAAGGCTAAACTAGACCCGCCTGTCAATTTTAGTGCCAAAACACTAAAAGGCATGTTGGGAGAAATGCCTGACGAAATTAACGAAGACCTATTAAAACCCCTGTTAGTTTTCAAAAAATCATCAAAGTTAATAGACGCATTTGGGGAAAAATTGCTTGAAATGGTTAATCCCGTTACAGGCAGATTACATGGCAACTGGAAACAAATTGGAACAGCGACAGGCAGACCCACATGCGCTAAACCAAACCTTTTACAAATGCCCTCAGATGGTAGTTTTAGAAGTTGTTTTGTTGCCGCCGCTGGTTATCTTCTGGTTGTTGCTGACTTTAGTCAGATAGAACTGCGAATAATGGCGGAGTTGTCAAACGATGCAACTTTTATTGACGCTTTTGTTTCTGGTAAAGACCTGCATAGGTTGACAGCTTCAAACATATATCATTTACCACCAGAGGAAATAAACGACAAACAGCGTAAAGTTGCAAAGATAGTTAATTTTGCAACTTTATACGGTATTGGACCAAAAGGGCTACTAACACAAATTGTAGCCGAAGGGCAGAAAATGACCAAAGCAGAGGCGGCGCAGGCTTTAGACGGCTGGCGTAAAACTTACCCGCAGGCGGCGGAGTTAATAGAAAAATGGGGTTATCAGGCTGTCAAATTAGGCTACACAACAACGGCGTTTGGCAGGCGGAGAAATTTTAACATTTATGGTGAAATGAACCTCGAAATTGAAGGGATAATAAAACGCGCTGGCGCTAATCATCCGATACAAGGCACAAACGCGGATATGACCAAATTGGCTATGGTAGGCATAAACGATAGGTTAGCGACGTATGGCTGTAGAATTGTTGCGCAAGTATACGACGAAATAATAACAGAAGTGCCAGAAGATAAAGCCGCCTTTGCTGCCTCTGTCATAAAAGAAACAATGGTGGCGGCGGCTAAACCTGTGTTAAAAACTGTTCCTGTAGCTGTAGATACAACAATTAGTAAAACGTGGAATGAAAAAGACGGCTTTAGCTTAGAAGATTTAGAGGCTGAATAGTGCTTGACGAAGTAAAAGAACCTGAATTAGAAGATGTTTACAGGGTTATTAGCCGCTGTTACCTTTTAGCAGACGAAGCATGGCAAGTTTTTGAAGACTACAAGAATACAAGAGAAAACCCAAAAAGCGTAAAAGTGTTACGTACAAATGTACAAGGGTTTCCAGAGTTTGACAAAAAATATTCCCTTTTTGCAGAAACAATAAAAGTAACAAATGGGTTAGCTATAGTTGTTGACCCTGCTGTGGATAGCCCAAGAACAAAGGCATATTTTGTTATACATATATCCTCTGGACTGTCTTTAGGCGGAGAATGTGAAACACTGAAAAAGGCTAAAAGCCTTTTTCACAGGCTTATCAATATAACTGACTGGAGTGTTTCAAAAGACCAAATAAAAAGCGATGAAAGTTTAGTTGAGAAAATTAAAGAGGCTATAAATTGTCCTACTTAGATAATCAAGCCTATTCGTCAAAGTCTGTCGAATGGCATACACCAGAGGTATATCTAAAAGCCGCCAGAGCCGTCATGGGTGAAATAACGCTTGACCCTGCCTCATGCGAAGTTGCTAACCAGAGGGTAAAAGCTTTTCATTATTACACAGAGGAAAACAGCGGGTTAGATAGACAGTGGCATGGTAACGTGTGGCTTAATCCGCCTTTTGACAAGTCTAAAGAATGGGTTAACAAGCTTTTGCAGGAATACAAAATAGGCAACGTTAAACAAGCTATTTTGTTATGTAAGTTTGTGCCTAACTATGTATGGTTTAAGCCTCTGGTTAATTACCCTATGGTTGTTGCTGACCATAGGGTCAGCTTCTTAAAGCTCGACGGTAGACCTGGCGGTAGTAAATTAGATGTACCAATAGTCTTTATTTACTTAGGCGCAAATATCCAAACTTTTAGGGAACTATTTGGTTGTTTTGGCTGGCATGCTGCCTTTTTTCCTGGCTCTGGAATAGCACTTTATGAGGATTAAATGTCAAACGCTACTGACTTACTCTGGCATTTGTTTGACGGGTTAACTGGCTATCTATGTGTAACAACCGCTAAACGCCTATCTACTAAAGATAGGCTTTTTAATTTCACTGATAATTATCTGTATTTTCCTGACGAAATAGCCGCTGTTGACACTATTATAGAAGACGCTAATAAAGCGGGTCTGGAAACTTTCTTTGTAGCAAGTCTTTTGACAGAGAAAAGCAGAGCTAAAGAGTATAGCGCAGGGATACAAACTCTGTTTGTTGACGGCGACGGCGCAGGCGAAACTATACCAGACCATTTACCGCAACCTACGGCGTCAGTAGAAAGTTCACCAGGCAAAAGGCACTGGTATTACAAACTAGACAGGCTGTTAGCGCCGCCAGAGGCAGAAACACTTAATAAGCGGCTGGCGTCAGCTATTGGCGCTGACAAGTCTGGAATAGACGCTACACAGTTGTTAAGGCTGCCAGGTACTAGAAATCATAAATATGTGGGTTTTCCGCTAGTTGAACTATTGGAATTAGAAGACGCATATTACAAAGTTGAAGACCTGGCGGAGTGTTTGCCAGAGTTGCCTACTGTAAATCAGTTGTTTGATAGTAGCGATAATGAACCGCCTGTATATCTAACTGGCGCAGGTCTGGAATACTGGCAAGGTAAACGCCAGAAACTAAAACCAGACGGCGAAACTGACAAATCAGAAACTTTAATAGCTATAGCGTATCACCTGCGCAACGCTGGCGCGTCTGTCAAAGTAATTGCGGAGGCGTTATCTAATCGTGACAGTGCTTTAGCCTATAACAAGTATTCAGGCAGAAAAGACGCCTCCAGGTACTATCTAGATATAGCTAAACACGCGTCAACCAGCATAGCAATACCAGATACGTTTGACAGGCAACTAACCAGCGAAGACAGCCAACCAGCGGCGGTTATAAGTTACCGCCGCTTGGACATTACGGAGTTATTAGACGAAGAAACAAGCCAGGTTAACCCGCTGGTGTATGGTCTTATTTATCCCGGCATGCTGTCTATTATCGGTTCATGGGTTGGCACTGGTAAAACTTCGCTGGTTATGGCACTGGTTGCGGCGCTGGTTAATCAAGAAAACGCTTTGGATTGTCTGCCAACTACGTCAATTAAAGGTAATATAGTCTACTTTTCAGAACTGCCTAAAAAGTCAATGTCAAAGACATTAAGGTCAATGTCACTGACTTATGAGGTTGACCCGGTAAAGTTGTCGGAAAAGTTACACGTTTATGATATTACTGGCGACAGTGTTTTAATTCCATCGGTTGCGGCGCAGGTTAAATCTATCTGTAAAAACGCTACTTTAGTAGTTATTGATACGTTTGACGCGTGGTTTAACGGTAATCCAAACGATACAGCGCAGGTATTAGAAGCGTGGACATTGTTAAAAAACATTGCTTCTGACAACTCCGCCGCTATTCTGGTGTTAGACCATCAAAGTAAATCCAAACCAGACCAAAAAACACAAGAAACTGCGGTTAGCGGGTCAGCGGCTAAACAACGCTATGCTGACCTTGTTTACAGGCTTGACAGGTCAGACGGCGCTAATATTTTAACACCTGTCAAAGATAGGTTTGGTGTAGCTGTAAATCTTCAAATCAGAAAAAACGATGAAAACAAGTTAGTTGCTTTTAAGTAGACGGAGTTAATTAGATGAATAGTGTTACACAAAGACCCTATCTAGATAGGGTCTTTTTAGGTGATTGTTTGGAAATTATGCCTTGCCTGCCTGACAACTCCGTTGACCTTGTTTTGTGTGACTTGCCTTATGGTACTACTAGATGTAAATGGGATGAAATTATCCCGCTTGAACCCTTGTGGAAAGAATACAAAAGACTGTTAAAGTCTGGCGGCGTTGTTGTACTGACAGCTTCGCAGCCGTTTACAGCTAAAGCTGTTAATAGCAACATAGACAATTTCAAATATTCTTTAGTTTGGGATAAGGTTTTGCCCGTAGGTCACTTAAATGCAAAAATAATGCCTTTGAGAAAACACGAGGATATTTTAATTTTTGGGTACGGTAAAACAAAGTATTTTCCCCAAGAAGAACAAAGGGAAAACCCTAAAAGAGTTAAGCAAAGTAAACAAGAGGTAAGCGACGGAAAAGGTAACTTCTCATACGGCAAGCACATAAGGACGGAAAACACCTACATAACTCGTCAACCCACGTCTATTTTATCTTTTTCAAACGCTAACCAGTTAGTAAAAAGCCACCCAACTCAAAAACCTGTTGCCTTATTCGAGTATCTTATCAAAACCTATTCTAATCCAGGCGACGTAGTTTTAGATAACGCCTGCGGGTCAGGTACAACCGCAATAGCGGCGCTTAGAACTAATAGGCACTTTATTTGCATAGAAAAAGACCCGCAATATTGCGATGTAGCACTAAAACGGATTATTGCAGAATTAGACGCCAGACAAGCGGCGGAGTTAGCAGGAGTTAATTAAATGCCTATAATCGGCTGGTTGGTAAATGATACACTCTATAGTTTTGACGAAGCGGAGAAAATAGCCACTGACGCAGGCCATTTTGACAGGTTTAGCTATAGCGCAATAAAGGCCATGCGAAGTCAAGATAGAAAAGAAACAAGGCTGGTTTTGTCGCCGTCTACCGCAGGCGGTTGTCCACGCAACAGACTATTAAAAATGTCTGTTGATTACTATGTTGACCCTGAGAGTATGTGGAAAATGTTTGTAGGAACTGCAATTCACAAGGCTTTAGAAAGTGGAGAAGACTTAGAAGAAACTAAGCTGGAAACTATTTTATCTGTCCCTTACACTGACGCATCTGGTGTTACTTTGTGGGTTCAAACCATCATGGCGGGTTCAATAGACAAATACACTAAACACTCTAAGACGCTGACAGACTATAAGACTACAAATAAGCCTTTTATGGTCTATGACAAGCAAACAAACACTAAAAAAGCAAGGGAATTACCTGAGCCAAACCACGTTATACAGACCAACCTATACCGCTTTATGCTTGAATTGGCTGGTTATCCCGTTGAAAAAATACAGATTTGGTATGTACAACCTGGCGGCGTTGCCGCTAGAAAAATGGTTAATGTTCCTGTTTGGTCTTTAGAAGACACCTATTTAGAGGCGATAAAACTAGCTATACCTCTGGTTACAGCTATGCAAACAGGCGAGTTGCCGCCATGTACCTGCGTCTACAAATCAAACACATACCCAGATTTGTGCAATGACCCGGAAATAGTTGCAGGCTGGCAACCAGCCCACTTGACAGCGGTTTTAGCCACTAATTCCCTATAAGAAAGAAGCAATGAAAACTAAAAAGTATTCTGTTATGGCGGCTTTTGTAGTCGCCATTATTTGCATTGTTATAACTGGCGTTATTTCCTGGCTAGCCTGCCTTAATCCTAGTTGGTGGTTTATTTATTAAGGCGGGATAAAATGCCAGTTAAAACTAAAACAGCTTTGGTTATACAGGTCAGCGTTATCATGGTCTGTCCTAACTGTAATAAAAATGTTATTTCTCCATCTGGCTCTGTAGTCTTTGACAGAGAAGAAATAGATGCGGCGAAGATTAGCGGGTTATTCTGTAACGACTGCGGCGAAGCTTTTGAAGTTCCAAAAATAAAGTCGTTTAGTTAGTTTTAAGCCAGACCTTTTGACAGGCCTGGCTTTTTCTATTTTATATACCTAAAAACTTAGTTAGCGCCGCTTCTGTCTGTTTGTCGTTTTCTGCTAACAAATGTGTGTATACCTTCAAAGTTACAGACGGGTTAGAGTGGCCTAAACGGAGTTGCGCCGCCTTAACACTGACGCCAGCGGCGGCTAAAATGGAAGTATGCACATGGCGCAGACCATGAATTGAAATATACTTAACACCCGCGCCTTTACAGGCAGTAATAAAACAGCGCCGCAGGCTTGACCTTGTAGGCGGGTTATCGTTTTCATACCTGAAAATGAACCCGCTGGCGCTGGTTGGCAACTCCGTCAGCTTCTTTAGTGCTAGCTCTGGTAAAACTACAAACCTGACGCTACTGGCGTTTTTAGGCGTCTGTATAACAAATTTACCGCCGCTTAACTCCGCCAAACTCCGCCTAATGTACACGCCGTCGTTGGTTATATCGCTGGTTTTTAGCGCCAGTAATTCACCTAAGCGGCAACCAGACAGCAACGCTACAAGGAATAAACTATTCCATCCGCCTTTATTAGCACTGGTGTAAACTAGAAACGCCTGTATTTCGGCTTTAGTCCAGACGTCTTTGATAACCGCGTTATTCTTAGGCTTGTCAACCCTGGCGGCGGCGTTTGTGTCAACTATCTGCCATTCAACCGCAACCTGTAACAACCTGCGCAGTACAACATAGACATACTGTACTGACCTGTCTGACAGTTTCTTCTGTCTGGCGGCGGCTATGACAGAAACAACGTCAAGCGGTTTAACATCTTTGACAGGCTTTAGAGTTCCTAAGATAGATAGTATGTGCCTGTCAAGTGTTTGTCTGTAACTTTCTTCTGTCTTAGGTTTTAGGTTGGCAGATAGCAACCAGTTTCTAGCCAGGTCAACCAGCGTTGACGCCTCTGGCGCTGGCGGCGAAGTGTTTGTAAGCTGGCGGAGTATTAACTCCGCCTCTGTAATGCTTTTAGCGTATTTTTGAACCCGTTTTCCATCAATGGTTAGTCTGACAGAGTATAACCCGTCTTTACGCATGCTAATATTTTTCATAAGCTGCCTCTGGTGTATGGTTAATAGCCGCTGGTGTAGTTTTGAGGCAGGCCATGAATGGGGTTCAGGTGGTCGGAGGTTCAAATCCTCTCGCCCCGATTTTTCCCTCACATATCCGGATAAACCCATACCGGTAAATTCCAGACACATTTAACTTATGCTGAATATAGCCTGTTATTGAGGTATTCCTTCAGATTATTGTATTTGAATGATTTCCTGATATATTCCCTTTAGCTTGCCTTTTGCCCATTCTTAAGATAAATGTTATAGACCTCGTAAGGTAAAATAAGTAGAATATAAATATAAAGTATTTTTTATATGTCTCTGAGTCGAATCCTGGACCTATTGTTTACTCGTTGAATCGTCTTTGTCCTTTCGATGCAACATAGATAGAGTTAATTTTTTATGAACTCACACTCAAGTCCAAAAACCAGAGTCCTTGTAATAGAGGACGAGAAAGACATCAGGAATATTATTGTTACATACCTGAAATTCAGTAATTACGAAGTGATTGAAGCTGAAGATGGGATTGACGGGCTGGATAAAGCACGTTTACTATTACCTGACCTGATTATAAGCGATATAAGTATGCCAAATATGGATGGGTTTACGGTGCTGGAAGAACTGATGGAGCACCAAAACACCGCCCAGATACCGTTTATTTTTTTGAGCGCCCTTTCTGATCGAAATAGTATACGAAAAGGTATGTCCCTGGGTGCAGATGACTATCTTTCAAAACCTTTTACTAAAATCGAGTTGCTTACGGCGGTAGAGAGCCGTCTTTCCAAGAAACGACAGCAAAATATGGTTCAATGCGGCGAAGATGAAACTGTGAAAAGCAGCAATTATCTATCCATGCGCTTTGAACTGAACAAAGCTATTGAAGCTAAAGAGTTAAAAATAATGTACCAGCCTCAGTTTGAGATTAAATCAGCTCGGTTGGCTGGTAGCGAAGCTCTCATAAGATGGCATCAACCTTACCGGGGCATTATCCTTCCAGACCAGTTTATACCGGTAGCGGAAGCTTCCGGTCTGATAGAACCGATCTGGGATTGGACTTTGGACCAGGTGTGCCATCAGATACGGGATTGGTGGACCCAATTCGGGATACAGTTAAGAATTATGGTAAATTTAACCGGTTCACAGTTCAACCACTACCGTTTGAATGAACAGATACTGGAGAAAATCAAACTCTATGCTATACCTCCTACCTGCCTGGGACTGGATATATCTGAAACTATCATAGCCAAGAATGTGGAAAGGTCTATTGCAATACTACATTCCCTGCGGGCTTTAGGGGTTCATTTGTGCCTTGATAATTTTGGAACTACCTATTTCACCTTGATACATTTTAAGCGGTTGCCTTTTAACAGCATCAAGTTCGATCGAAATTTTATTGCCGAGATTACAAATAAATCCAGTAATGCGGCTATTGCTGCTTCGGTGATTAAAATGGCGCACCAGCAGGGAATGAAAGTTATTGCCGAAGGGATAGAAACCAGGCAGTCTCCTAAGTTTGTGCAGCTTGAAGAATCTGCGGTTTTAACCACTGCACTTTAGACAATTTAATAAGGATAAATTGCAACCAGGGCAAGCCCTCCAGGTCTACTCCGGCTAATTC